GTCCCGATGATGGCCTGCAGGGCTTCGTCGGCGGCGGAGGCGGCGGAGCCGCTTCAACCGGAGCGCCGAAGTTGTAGGTCAGGCCGAGCAGCAGGCTGTGGGTACGCAGCTTGCTGTCCACGCTCGAACCGGCGGGGCCACCAATGGTGGTGTAGGCCGGGATGAGCTTGATGTCGTCCTGGTTGAAGTAGCGATACTTCAGCGAGACGTCGAGGTTGTTGGTCACCGGGTAACGCACGCCGGCGATCGCCTGCCAGGCGAAACCGGTGTCGCTGTCGTTCACCAGGTCGTTGGCCAGCTTGCCACGCGACACGCCGACACCGCCGCCGACGAAGCCCTGCAGGCCATCATCGGGACCGAAGTCGAGCAGGCCGTTCAGCATGAACGAGAGAGCCGACGAAGCGCCGCCGAAGCCGCTCTTGTCGAGGTCGACCTTGGCGCGCTTGTAAGCGGCTTCGGCTTCGAGGCGGAAGCCACCGAAGTCGTAACCGATATTCGCGTCGAAATCATAACCCTTGTGGTGGTCAGCCGACACGGTGTTGCTGGCGGCGCCAGCATTACCGGGGGTGAAGGTGATGTCCTGATCTTCAACGATCATCACGCCGGCGTCGACGCCGACATACCAGCTGTTGTCGCGCGCCAAGGCCGGGGTGGCCAGGGCACTGGTCGCAAGCGCAGCCGCGAGGGCAAGCTTCCGCATTTGAATTCCCCTTTCAAAAGTGTCACGAAGGACTGCTGAAACCATGTATCGGCAAGAAGGTTTCATGGCAAGTCCACAATTCGTGAAACCGTTGCAAAAATAACGCAGTAGGGACATCCCCTAGGCTCGCCTCCAAGCTAATACCTACCCCGCTCCATGAAAAGATCGCCGATACTCCAGAATTACATGGAGATCAGTCCATGCCCCTGCAAAACCGCCAAAATCGCGGCAATTGCGCCACGACTCTCGCTATCGACGATCGCGCCACCGGCCGGCCCGGCGATCGCGGGCTGGCGTGCGCCGACAATTTGCTGGCCGGCGACATAAAATCCCTCGCTGCGCACCGCATCATCCCGCCATGCCGTACCGTCATGCACCATGGCATGGCCGCGATCCGCCACCGCCAGCCGCAATCCGGCCTTCGGCACGACGAAGCGCCACCCCCCGTCTGTCCAGCCGGCAACATGCTCCTCCCGCCCGGCCCAGGCACCGCTCGCCCCCGCCGCCACGATCCAGCATTGCCCGGCAACCGGTGCCATCGGCGGCACGGCTAGGTCAGCGCTCTCCGCCACCCCGTGCAACAGCATGTCGATCCGTGCCAGCGCTTCATTATGCATGATTTCCTTCTGCGCCTGCCCGGCATGGAGCAGCGGCAGCGCCCAGCGATCGCTCGTCTCTTTCGTCATCCTCGCCTCCTTACAGCAGCATCTCGATTATCCCCGGCCGCCCCGGCACCCGCGTGCCGATCTGCCGCACTTCCATGGTCAGCGGACCGCTTGCCCCGTCCGCCGCGATCATCGCCGCATCATAGCTCCAGCCCGGTTCCGCCACCTCGGCCCGCCGCACCAGCCTATCGCCCTCCAGCACCCGCAGCTCATAGCGCTCTTTTTCCTCGGCCAATGGCACCTCGCCACCGCTGGTCCAGCGCCATCCCGCCCGGCTGCGCCGGGTCCAGCCGATCCGCCATCCACCCGCCCCGTCCGGCGCCGCGTTCAGATGCACCGGCGCCGGCGGCACCAGCGCCGCGCCGCCGATCATGACTTCCGCCGTCGCGGGTTCCACGTCGCCGATGCCGATCGCCAGCAGCCGCATCGCCGCGCCGATATCCCCCTCCATCCCCGCCACCGCCAGCGGATCGACCAGCCGATCCGCCTCGATCAGCAGGAAGGGCGTGCCGGCACCCTGCCCCGCCATCGCCCATTCCGTGCCGCGCAGCCCGCGCCGCAGCGCCTCCAGCCGATAGCTGGCCGGCCCGGTCCGCACTGCCCGACTGAACTGGATCAGTTCCTGCCCAACCAGGCACAGATTGCGTCCCTGTGCCAAGGCGGCGCCGTCCGCGCTCGCCAGTTCCATATCCTCCGCCAGCAATGTCACCGACAGGCTGTTCACCATGTCGAGCAGCAGCGTGCTGCCCGGCGCCAAGGCCGCGTCGATCTGCCCCATCACCGCGCGCGGCGCCGTCCGCCCGATCGGCTCTGCGGTCCCGCCCGCATCCAGCGCATAGAGCGCCGCGCTGCGCCAGCCCGGCCCGCCGCTCGCCGCCGCCACCAGTTGCGGCCCGTTCGCCACCCCGTCGGTCAGGCGCGGCAGGTCCGCCAGCATCAGCCGGGTGGGCCCATGCGGCGCATCCACCTGCCGCACGATCTGGCCCGACGACACGCTGCCCGGCGCGCTCACGCCCGTCCCCGCCAGCCGCCGCAGCGCCAGCCGCACCGCCATCGCCTCCCATTCCCGTTCCTCGATCCGCCACAGCCCCGGCGCATCGGCCAGCGTCACGATCATCCCCGGCTCCAGTTCCAGCGCCCGCCAGTCGCCGCGCACCGTCATCCGGTCGCGCCCGGCCCAGATGCCGTCCAGCCTTTGCCGCGCCAGCGATCGCGCGGCGCCACCGCTCAGCACCGCCGGCAGTTCGATCCCGCGCTCGATCCGCCCCGGCCCCGGCCGCGTCACCCGCTGCACCCCGGCCTGATAGTCGCGCGCCGGATCATGATGCCGCACCGACAGCGCCAGCGCGACGCTGTCCGCTCCCGCACCGGATCGCTCGACCGGATCGATCGCCCGGCCATTGATCCGGCGGCACCGCGTCGCCGGGTCCAGCAGCGCCACCACCGGCCCGGCCTCCCCCACCAGTTGCGCCCCGTCGCCGCAAAGCCCCAGCCCATAGGCCTCGACCAGCGGCGCGATCGCCTCGGACAGGTCAGCCCCGCTCGCGGCAAAGCCCTCGACCTGGCTCTCCGCCACACACCCCATCTGCCCCTCGCTCAGCGCGCCGACGATCGCCTCGATCGTCACCGCACCCGCATCCGCTTCCACCTCGAACGTCAGCGACGGGATGCGATTGCCATAATCGGACAGCAGCAGATCCTCGAACACCACATAGGCGATGCCGCGATGCGCCGGCGTCATGCCCGCTCCTTGCGCCGACGCGATCAGCGGGTCGGGCGCCTGATCCTCGCCCCCGTCATGCAGGCGAAACGCACCCACCTGCGTCTTGAAATCGCCCGCCGCCCCACGCAGCAGATTGCCGTCGGCCCAGACCCGGCCGATCGATCGCACGCCCCGCGCCGACAGCGCCACCGCAAAGCTCGCCGAATAGCTGTAGCTCGTGCTGCTCCCCTGCCCCTTGCCACCACCGCTTTTCGCGCGGATCTCGCGCAGGTCGGTCGCCCAGATCACCGTGCCCGCCACCCGCATCCTGCCAAACAGCCGGGGCATCTGCGCGCCATAGCTCGACGTCTGCAATTGCAGATCGCTCAGCCGCGCACCTTCCCGCCCCTTGGCCTTGAACAGCACTTCCCGGTCCAGCACATTGCCGATCAGCCCACCGATCGCGCCGCCGATCGGCCCGCCCAGCGCCGTCCCCACCGCGGTCAGCACCATCGTCGCCATAGCTCTCCCTCCCCTTCACGCCCGCCAGATACGCAGCACCGGCCAGGGCGGCGCGCCCGGCGTCTCCGCCACCCGTCGCAACCCGGCATGGGCATGAACGAAGCCGCCCGGCACCAGGATCAGCAGATGCCGGTGCAGCGCGCCCGGCCGCACCAGCATCATGTCGCCCGCCGCCCCGGCCGTCACCGGCCGCAAACCCGCCGCCCGCGCCCAGTCGTCCGCCCGCCGGTCATCGCCAAAGCGCAGCCCATAATCGCCCGGCATCATGGGTGCGTATCCCGCTGCCCGCATCGCCGCCCCGACCAGCCCGACACAGTCCAGCCCCAGCGCAGGATCGCGCCCCTGCAACCGGAACGGCACGCCCACCAACGCGCGCGCCGCCGCCGCGATCGCTGCTCCGCTCCTTGGCCCGCTCATCCGCCGGGATAGCGGGTCAACAGGTCGGTGCCCGGCAGATAGGGTTCGCCCCGGAAATTGACCGCATTGCCAAAGCGCGCCGCGCAACTCGCCAACTGCCGGTCGCACCCCTGCGTCAACAGCGCCAGCGTCCCCGGCTCCACGCCAAAGGGCGGCGGATCGGCCAGCCGCAGCGTGCCTTCATCATTGTCGACCACCGCCTGGACGATCCCGGCATTGGCGCCGGTCAGCCAGCGGATCATGCCATAGGCATAGATGCCCGGCTCCAGCCCGGCCGCGTCCACCACCATGTCCGCCACGCCCGTCACCGCCACGATCTGCCGCCGTCCGGCCATTGCCACCCGGCATTGCCGGTCGCCCAGCATCGCGCGGCAATCGGGTGATGTCGATGGCGCCACCGGCTCGGCCAGCATCGCCGCCGCCGCGCCCACCAGTTCGGCGGTGAACGTGCCGCCCTTGCGCGCCACCGCGCCGATCGTCCCGCGCGCCAGCAGGCGCCACAGCACCCCCGGCGCCTCCCACTGGGTCAGCCGCAATTCCAGCGCCGCCCCGTCCCAGCGCCCGGCCATCAGGTCCGCCTCGTTGATCGCATCGGCCACAAGCGCGCCGGCGACATCGCTGTCGCTGCCTTCCAGCCCGATGCTGCTGCGGATCGCAGATGGCGTCATGCCCGGCGCCGCGCGATAGCGCAGCCCCTCAATCTCCAGGTCGCGGTCATGGCTCGTCAGGCCGATCGCCACCCCGTCGCGCCGTTCCAGCCGCCAGCAAAAGGCCAGCGTGCAAAGCGCCTCCTCCAGTCCCCCGCTCATTCGCGTATCTCCACCAGCGGCACCGACACTGCTTCCCCCGCAGCGAAGGTCGCCCGATTAATCTCCAGCCGATCCTCGGCAAAGCGCACCGGCACGTCGAAGCGATAGCCGGCGGTGATCAGCGCGCCTTCGGCCGGCGCCGCATCGAACGCGATCACCCCCAGCCCGACATGCTGCCAGCCATCGGCCTGCTCCACTCCGTCGATCGCCACCCGGATCGTGCCGGCCACCGGCCGGGTGATGCGCCGCGCCTGCGCGTCCGCGCCGCCGCCATAATGACGCATCAACGGAAAGTCGGTCGTCACCCCGTCGCCGCTGCCCAGCCGCTGGTCCAGCGGCCCCGGCGCCATGCCCGGCGGCCCGCTCCGGTCGTCATAGGGATCGGTGAAGCGAAAGCCGCGCGCCGCCCCGCGCCTTGCCCGGAAGAAGGCGATCAGATCAGCAATGTCCGCGTCGGACCGCACCCCCGGCCCGGCGTCGAAGGACAGGCGCGCGTCGGCCCAGTCGCTGCTGCGCCGCTCATGCCCCGACGGGCTTTCGGCCACCTGCGTCGAAAAGGCCGGCGCCACGCTCGCCTCTCGCCCGATCGCGATCGGAAAGCGCACATCGTCAAAGGCCTGCATCGCATCCTCCCCATCCAGTCTGAAACAGGTAAAGCCGTCGCGCGCGACCTGGGGCAGCGCCCAGATATAGGTCGCCGCCGTGCCGCGCTCGACCGATGCCTGCGCCGCCGCCGCGATCGCGCGCCACTGGTCGGCCTGCTCGGGCAACAGCACGAAGCCGGAAAAATAATGCTGCTCGGTGACCGGATAGCCCAGCCGCGCGGTCGCCATCGCGACGCCCCGCTCGGTCAGTCGGGGCCGCCGCTCCGTAACCCAGTCATAATCTTCCAGTTGCAGCACATCGAACGCCGGCGCCGCCCAGCCGACCGGCATGTTCGCCCGCTTGGCTTCCGGCGCCAGCGGGTCCAGCACGGTCGGCAGATAGGCCAGAAGATGCGTCACTGCGTCCGGCGCCAATGCCTTCATCGCCGCGCACAGCGCCGCCGTCGATGCCGCCAGCAGCGCGCCAGCATCGTCCAGCAGATCGCATTGCGCCGCGCTCAGTGCGCCACGCACATCCGCAATCGACACCGGGCTACCGCCCAGCGCCGCCCGCGCCGCATCGTCATAGATGCAGATCCGCCCATCCGCCGGCATCACCCACCACCAGGGTTCACCGACCTGAAACAGGATCGGAATCTCCGCGTCCAGGCCAATGGAAACAAAGGCGCCCGCCACCGCCTGCAAATAGCCCATCGCCCCGCCATGGGCCGGCGACAACAGGGTCGATGGCGGCGACCAGCCGGTCAGCGCCGGGTCGCCATTTTCCGCCCGCTGCTTCCAGTCGTTCCAGCAATGGGCGTCGAACAATTCATAGGATAGCGACCAGATGATCCCCAGCCCCATCGCCTTGGCCCGCCGCGCAAAGTCCGCGTGCCAGGCGGCACAGGGCGCGTTCAGCACCCCGCCGGCCAGGCTGATATAGAGCCCCGCGCCCAGCCGTTCGAGCCGGAAATAATGGCTCATCCCGACATAATGATTGATCGCCCCGCGATAGCCGAGCGCATGGATCGCCGCGACCAGCCGCTCGGGCGTCTGGTTGAAACTATCGTCATAGCCAGTCGCCATGCTGAGCCCATGTTCCGGCAGCATGACGTCACCCACCGCCAGCACCGATCCCGCCCCGTCGCAGACGATGTCGCTCAGTTCCGCCCAGCCCTCGACCGGCGCGGCAAAGCCGGTATCGCCCGCATCATAAGCGGGCGGCACCAGCGATATGAACATCCGGTCGACATCGCCGGCCCAGACCGGATCGCTATCGTCGGGCAAGCGGAACCCGCCCTCCAACGCGGCAAAATCCAGCACGATGTCCGCGTCTTCCGGCTCACCGCTGGCATAGTTCCACAGCCGCACATACCAGGCGCGCGGGGCACCATCGGCGTCGCGTCCCTCGATCGTCAGCGTCGGCCCGTGCGTCTCGTCCAGCCGCCGCAGTCCGCCACTGCGCCAGCGGAAACGCAGCACACACTGCCGGAAATCCCGCGCCGTCTCATAGGCCAGCAGGGGATGGCTCCACTGGTCCGCCGCGTCCCAGATCAGCCCCGCCAGATCGCCGGAGCCATAGAAGACTGCATCCACCCGCAGCCCCTGTCCTGAGCCTGTCGAAGGGGCGTCTGGCCCGGTCGTCACCACGCTCGCCATCATCGGCCGGGGAAAATTCACCGTCCACCACATCGGATCGAACCGCTTGATGAAGCGGCTCTCCTGCCCCCGCCGACCATCGGCCAGCCAATAATCGATCCCGCTCATTGCAGCGCCCCCCGCACCGCCCGCGCAACCTGCCGCGCGCTCCGCGCCAGCAGCCGCGCCTCGCTCTCGTTCCCGCGCCCCTGCACCGCGATGTTCACCCGCACGTCGCGCCCGCCGCCACCGCCCGGCACAACCTGGCCGCTCGCCGTCGGCACGAAGAGTTCCGGCCCGCGCTCGCCCACCATATAGGCGCGTCCCGGCGCCACCGGCCCGCCGGTCGCCCGCCCCGGCAGACCCAGCGCACTGGTCAGCAGCGACGCGCCCAGTTGCACCAGCCCGCCTCCGCTGCCACCGCCGCCACTCACGGCCGACCGCAGCGAACTCGCCGCAATCTCGTCCAGCACCGACAGGGCGATCCGCCGCAGATCCTCGAAGCCGAACCTGCCGGTGCGCACCGCCCGCAACAGCCCCTGCTCGATCCGCCGCCCCGCCCGGTCGGCGCCATCGCCCAGCGGCCCTTCCAGCCCCGCCCGCATCGCCTCGACATCGCGCGCCAGCCCCTGCGTATCGGCCCGCACCCGCACCACCAATGTCTCGATGTCCTCGTCCATGGCGCTCCCCTTTTTCTGATCTGGTCAGTCCGGCATCGCCTGCATCAGCCGCGTCAGCGCGCCCGCATCCACCCCGTCGACCGGCGCGTCATCGCCGCGCATCGCCGCCAGCACGGCGCGCAGTTCCGCCGGGGTGGCGCGCCAGAACTCGTCCGGCCGCCACCCCAGCAGCCAGCCGGCGATCCCCGCCAGCCGCCCCGCCCCTTCCGCAAAGCGCGTCATCGCCCCGCCAATATCTGTTGCAATATCGCCTTCAGCACCGGCGTCGCCCGCGCGAGGCCCGCCGCCAGCAGCGCCTCGCCCAGCGCCTCCCGGCTCACCACCTCGCGCTCAACCAGACAATGCCAGAACAGCCCGACCAGTTCGGCCAGCGTCAGCTTGCCGTCCGCCGCCCGCTCGACCAGCGCGAACAGCGGCCCCAGTTCCTCCTCCGCCGCCACCAAAGCGGCAAAGCTCGGCCGCAGCGCCAACGTCTCGCCGCCCAGGTCCAGCGCCGCCTCCCCCCGCACGGGGTTCACCGCCCCGCCGCTCATTCGCTCACCACCGCGCCGCTGCTTTCCAGGCTCAGCGCATAGTTGCGCTCGCCATTATAGTCGCCGGCATAGTCGAGCCGCGTCACCAGGAAGCGGCCGCGCATCCGCTCGCCACTCTCGAAACTCAGCTCATAATCTTCGATCGTGCCGGCCAGCGCATGGTTGCGCACCCGGATTTCGGCCGCCGATCCGGTGAAGATGCCGGCCGCCGACACGCTGACCGATCGCACCCCCGCGCCCGACAGCAGTTCGCGCCAGCCGCCCGAATCCTTGCTGGTGATGTTGACCGCCTCGCCATTCACCGACAGCTGGGTGGTGCGCATCCCGGCCACCGTCTCATATGTTGCCGGGACGTTGCCATTTCCCACCTTCAACAGAAACGCACTTCCTTTTTCGACGCCCATGGCGCATTCTCCCGTCAGACAAAGCGTTCTAAAACGCGGATTAAAGGAGAGGTCTGATGCTCGTGGTTGCTCCCCTTCTGATGATGCTCGCGGCCGCGCCGTCGGCCGACGCCATCGGCGCCGCCCGCAAGGCTTTTGCCGGCTGCCTCTCGGCCCAGGTCCAGCCCTCGCTCGACAAGAAGGTGCCGCTCGGCGAATTTCAGGGGCAGTTGAAGACGACCTGCGCCGACAAGGAAGCGGCCTTCCGCGCCGCGATCCTCGCGCAGGACAAGGCCGACGGCATGTCGGACAAGGATGCGCAGGCCGATGCGGACGATCAGGTGTCCGAATATGTCGACAAGATCATCGGCGAATATGAGGAATATAATAAGCCCGGCACCTGATCAGGCGCCGATAGCCTCGCGCACCACGCGAATGCGATAATCCGCCACCGCCAGCCAGCCGCCTTCGCCGCGCGCGCCCGTCCGGGCGATCCGCGACCGCAACAGGCTGGCGGTGACGATCCGCCAGCCGCTCGCCTGCACCAGACGGATGACCGGGTCGATCCGCGCCAGCAATTCACCCAGCCTTCCGGCCGTCTCCGCCATGTCATGCAGGCTGATCGACAGGCGCAACTCGCGTCCCTCGACATCCTTCGCGCCCCAGTCGCTGCCCAGGCATTCGCCGACCACGCCATAGGGCGCGCTCGCCCGCGCCGGCACGCCGTCGAACAGACCGTTCAACCGGTCCATCAGGCCGCTGTCGGCCTTCAGCGCCGCGATCACCGCGCTGCGTATCGCCACCTCCGCGCTCATGCCCTGCTCCTTCCCGCCTCGCGCAGGCTGAGGTCCGCCATCCAGCGCACCTTCAGCCCCGGTGCCGACGCCCGCACCGCCTCGCCCTCGATCGTCGCCGCCACGCCCTGTTCCTCCAGCGCATCGACGATCGCCGCCCGCCGCCGCGCCGCCCGTTCCTCCATCCGCCGCGTCAGTGTCACCCGCATGACATCGCCGGTCATGAGAGGCGCATCCGCCGCCACGGCCGCCACAGCGCGCTCACGACGGCCGGCGGCGCTGCGCCCTCGTCACCGCGCGCGACGAAATGCTCGGCCGCCAGCCGCATGATCCCCTGGCGCAGCGGTTCGGCCACGCCATTCAGGTCCGTCGCCATCCCCGCCTGATAGTCCACCGCCAGCCGGTCCCCCGGCCGCACCGCCCGCACCCAGCCATCGCCCGATGCATCGATGTCGATCGCATAGGCCTCGACCGGCAGCGGCGTGACTGCCCCCGCATCGTCCACCGCCGCAACCGCACCGATCGCCACCACCGGCCGCGCCGCCAGCCTGTGCCAGCGCCCATCCGCCGGCACCGTCTCGCGCGCGCCGCGCCGGATCAGCCACTGGCCGACAAATTGCTCGCACAGCGCCGCCGCGCTCCGCAGCAATCCCGCCAGCACCGCATCCTCGCCATCGCTTTCGATCCGCAAATAGGCTTTCAGCTCCGCCATCGACGCCGCCAGCTCCGCGTCGCTCTCCGTTTCCGTCAGCATCTGCGCCCTCCCCCCAAACAACAGCCCTCAAATGCAAAATGGGGGAAGGCACACGCCCTCCCCCTCCCACCCGTTACGAGGCGGCGACCTTCATCAATTTGCCCCCGTCTCGTTTACGAGGCGGCAAACTTCATCAACTTGATCGCCTCGCTGTTCGCCACCGCGCCGCCGATCCGCTTGACCGCGTAGAAATGGACGAACGGCTTGTTGCTGAACGGATCGCGCAGGATGCTGGTGTCGCTGCGTTCGGCGATGACATAGCCGGCCTGGAAATTGCCAAAGGCGATCGACAGGCTGTTCGCGGCGATATCGGGCATGTCCTCGGCCTCGACCACCGGATAGCCGAGCAAAGTCGCGGGCTGCCCGGCCGCCAGTCCCGGCTGCCAGATGAAAGCGCCATCGCTGGTCTTCATCTTGCGGATCGCCGCCAGCGTCGCCGAGTTCATCACGAAGCTCGCCCCCTGGCGATAGGGCGCGCGCAGGCTCTGGACCAAGTCGATCAGCTTGTCCTGCGGGTTGCTGCCCGCAAAGGCCCCCGCCGCGCCCGACGCCACATATTGCAGCGATCCGAACGCACGCACGCTGTCCGCCTCGCTGGTGGTGGTATAGGTCAGGAAGCCCTTCGGCTTGTTGGTGCCATTGCCGTTGACGAAGGCCGCCCCCTCTGCCGCCGCGAACTCGCGGGCAATCTCGCCCGCCAGCCAGCCCTCGACATCGAATTGCGCGTCGTCGAGCATCGCCTGGCTCGCCGCCGGATTGGCGTAAAGCTCGCCCGATGGCGGCGCGATCTCGTTGAAGCTCGGCGTGCCGGTCTCGGCCCGCGCGCCCGTCTCGCTCGCCCAGCCCGACACGATGCCGCCCGCGCTCACCAGCTTGCGATAGCCCGCCGTCCCGGTGCGCACGACATTGGCGATGCCGCGGATCGGCGAAAAATGCCTTTCAGCGTCGCCCCGATCAGCTGGTCGATCTCGCGCGGCACCGCATAGCCGCCCGCGGCCCCGCTGGCGCCGGAAAAGCTCTTCAGCTCGACGCCCGCTTCCAGTCCCTGCCGCAAATAGCGCTCGACAAAGGCGCCGCGCGCCGGGTCGACCTCGCCGCCCTTCACCCCATCGAGCGCTGGCCGCCCCATCTGCACCCGCATCGCCCCCAACTGCGCCTCCAGCGCCGCGATCCGCTCGCCCTGCGCCACCGCCTCGAAAGCGCCCTCCAGCCCGTCCGTCACCACTTCCGTCATAACCATCTCCCGCTTGCCAAAACGAAAAGGCGCCCCCAATGGGACCGCCCTGAAAAAGGACATCCTCGCCCCATCGGGGAGAGAATACGAAGCCTTGGCGGCAAAGCCGCCTAGGCGCAGTTGGAGAGGGGAAGTGTCGCACCACGCCCCCCAGAACCGTTCAGGCTGAGCTTGTCGAAGCCTCTTCCTTCCCCCTAAAAGGCAGGGAAGGAGCCTTCATGAACCGGATAAAAATCTGCGCACCCCTCATGCTCCTGATCGCCACCAGTTGCGACGATCGCACCATGCCCTTCGCCGCCTACCGCCATTTCAGCGATGGCCTTGCGAGCAAGACCGGCGGTCTGCTTGGTTATCCGTGCGATCGCACCGAAACAGTCCGCGGCAAGCCGGTCGAAACGCGCCTGCCTCCCGAACAATGCTACCGGATGCAGCCAGCCAGGCGCTTTCGCGGCATATGGCTCGACGAATTTGAAGGCTCGCTCTTCTTCGAGAACGCAACCAGTCTAGAAGAAGCCGCAGCCCGATACACGCAATTGTCGGAGCCAGAAGCGCAAGCCGAATGGCTCAGCTTTTCAGAACCGCTCGAACGACGCTTGAACAGGAAGAGAGACTTCGCCCGTTCTCGCATGTTCCTGATAGAGTTCATCGGCCGGCGCACCGCAGTCAAAGGCCGTTATGGCCATCTTGGCGGTGCGCAAAGCCTGATCGTCGTCGATCGGATCGAGTCCGTCAAATTTATCTATCTGTCCGAAGAAACCGGACAATGAGCCTTGCCATGCCCCTCACCCTCGCCACCCACGGCGCCCAGCACCACCCCGCCGCGCTGTCCCCCGCCGACCTCGCCACGATCGAAGCTGCCCTCGCTGATCTGCCGCCCGACCAGCCGGGCCTGCGCCTCGCCAGCCTGCCCGCGCTTGGTCCGTTGCTCGGCCCGACCGGCGCGATCGGCCGCCACGCCGCCGCGCATCAGGGCGTGGCCAGCCGCCCGGTCCGCGCCATCCTGTTCGACAAGAGCGCCACCACCAACTGGGCGCTGGGCTGGCATCAGGATCGCACCATCGCCGTGCGCCGGCGCATCGACGCGCCCGGCTTTGGCCCCTGGACGATGAAGTCCGGCATCCAGCATGTCGCCCCGCCCCAGCCGCTGCTCGACGCGATGGTGACGCTGCGCCTCCATCTCGACCCCGTCGATGCCGACAATGCCCCACTGCTGATCGCGCCCGGCTCCCACCATCATGGCCGCGTCGCCGAAGCCGATGTCGCCACCCTCGTCGCAAGCTGCGGTATCCAGGCCTGCCTCGCGGCGCGCGGCGACATCTGGCTCTACGCCACGCCGATCCTCCACGCCTCCGACGCCGCCACCAACCCGCGCCACCGCCGCGTCCTGCAACTCGACTATAGCGCCGCCCCGCTACCCGGCGGCCTGGAATGGCTGGGGGTCTAGCGGAAAGCCATCGCAGCCCCGTCAACTGATCCCGTCGCTCAACCGGACGGCATTGCCAGATTGGTAAAGACGAATTCGCCGGAGGAACAGGTGACCCTCGCCAATGGTTTATCCCCCCGCTTGAACGACAACCGCTTTTCCACCGTCCCAACTTTGACGATCGCTTCGCCCTCTGTCAGCATGAGCGAGAAAGGTACAGCGGTGCCCAGCGACACGGTGGCCAACGCCTCCCCCTCTTGGGGTGCGCTGTCCACCTTCTGGTAGGTTACAAAGCGCACTACCCCTTGCCGTGCATCTTCTGTCTCGGGCCGGTTCGCCAATAGCCTTATGCCGACCTGCTGCCGACCATCTGCGCTGTTGAGCGATATCAATGCGGTCGGCAGCCAGTCACTACCGCCATAGAGACGCCGCGGGTCGACCTCGCCGGTGATGGCATAATCCGGCCCGTTCGCGACATTTTCCAGCTTGGAAAAATGCCCGCCGGGTGTGTCGCAATCATAAGTAAAAGTCTGCGCCGCACATGGCATGGCGACCAACCCGATCGCGGTACAAAGGATTGTTAGCGAAGCTTTTTTCAAAATTGTTCCCCCGATCAATGCGCAGCAATCATCTTATCTTTCCTCGGATCATCGATCGCAATGATTCGCGCCAGCGGCTGCATCGGGTGCGTGACCAAACTCACCTCCACCAACTCCAGCGCCAGCAATTCGCGCGGCCCCCTGCCCCGCGCCGCCTTCACACGGTAACCAAAGCTCAGCCCATCGACCGCGCCGGCCGCCAGCATCGCCGCTGCTTCCCGCCCGGCCGCGCTCGCCCTCGACACGCGGCCGATCACCCGCAGGCCGCGCCGGTCCTCGCGCGCCATCTCGATCCGGCCGATCGGCGCGCCGGGCCGATGCTGCCACAGCAGCGGCACCTGCGCCGCCGTCACCGCGCCAAACGCGCCCGGCCGCACCACATCGCCGCCCCGGTCCACCCGGTCGAAGATCGCGGCATAGCCGGCAAAGCGCAGCGTCCCCGCATCCTCCCGCCCGCTCATCCCTTCACCAGCCCAATGAGGCCCATCTTCACCGCCATGCCCAGCAGCATCAGCGCCATGACGATCCGCACCGCCCAGCCGATCGCCGCCCCGCGTGCCGCCTTCTTCGCGTCGCGCCAGGCGCGCAGCAATTCGCGCAATTCCCGCATGTCGGCCTCGGCCCGCCGGTCCTCCAGCCCCAGCCGCGCCAGCGCCCGCCCCGCGCCCAGTTCGCTCGCCTCCTCGATCAGCGCCCGGATCATCACCATGTCCCCCCGCCCCGGCAGCCCTGCGCCCTCCGCCTGCGCCACCAGTCGCGCCAGCATCTCCTCTTTCATGGCCCCACCTTCCCTTGGGCGCCGCGCGCCCCTATCTGGGCGCACATGAAGCGCACCCCTCGCAAATTGCTGATCGCCCTCGTCATCCTCGCGCTCGGCCTCATCGCCTGGCATTTCGGCCTGTTCCGCGCCGGCGACTGCCTGTTGCAGGGCGGCAGCTGGAACATGGACAACGGCTTCTGCCGCCTCGACAGCCTCGCCCAGCCGATATGAGGCGCGCGCTGCTCGGCGCACTGCTGGTCCTGATCGCCGCCGCCCTCTGCCTCTGGCAAAGCGACTGGCTCGCGCAGGATCGCTGCCTCGACAGCGGCGGCCGCTGGACCGCACAGGGCAGTTGCCAGCGCTAGAAGAAAGACAAACAAGGTTCACGCGAAGACGCGGAGAAGAGAAAAGGCCACCGCAGGCGCAGCACAAAAATCTCCGCGCCTCCGCGTCTCCGCGTGAACCTCAAATGCCCAGCATCGCCTTCTTCTCTTCCGCAGAGAGGAAGTCCGCCCCCGCCACCCGCTCCCACAGCGCCGCGCGCTCGTCCGACAGCGCCGGTACCGCGTCCAGATCCGGCACCAGGCTCAGCCCCGGCCACCAGCCCTGCAATCCCTGCGCCAGCCCCGCGCCGATCTTCCCGACCAGCGGCAAGATCGTCTGCCGCCACAGCGCCTTGTTCGCCTCGCGATAATTGGCGTAGCTATTGTCGCCCGGCAGGCCCATCAGCATCGGCGGCACGCCAAAGGCCAGTGCGATCTCCCGCGCCGCCGCGGCCTTCAATCCCACAAAGTCCATCTCGGCCGGCGACAGGCTCATCGCCCGCCAGTCGAGCCCGCCCTCCAGCAGCATCGGCCGCCCGGCATTGGCCGCGCCGCTGAACGCGGCCTCCATCTCGCGCCGCACCCGCTCAAACTGTTCCGGGCTCAGCACCGATCCGTCGCCCGGCGCATAGACCATCGCCCCCGAAGGGCGCGCCGCATTGTCGAGCAGCGCCTTGTTCCACACCGTCGCGGCATTGTGGATCGCCACCGCCCCCGCCGCCGCGCCGACACAGCCCAGGCCATAATGATCGTCGAGCGGATGGAGCGCGCGGATATGGAGCAGGCTGGTCCGCCCGGCGCCATCCTCGGGCGACAGCCGGGTCACGCTCTCGCCCACGCGATAGAGATAGGCGGCGGGCCAGCCGCGCGCATCCGCCTCCACGCTCACCCGCTCGGGCCGCAGCGCGAACAGCTCGGCCGGCATCCCGTCCGCGCCCGCAATCACCTGCACATAGCCATTGCCGTGCAGCAGCACATGGCTCGCCAGCGTCTCGATCAGGCCCTGCCCGGCCGACGCCCGCGCTACCAGCGCCCCGATGCGGGCCGACGCCCCGGCATCCACCCCGCCGACCTTCCACGCGCACGCCCCGCCCCCTTCGGACACCAGCCGCATCGCCCGCTGCGCCACCGGATTGCCGATCACCCCGGCGCGCAGTTGCGCCTCATAGCTGGCCGGCCATTCGCCCAGCGCCACCGCCCCCGATCCGGGCATTGCCGGCGGCTTCCCCCTCGCCGCCCGTTCGCTGATCCAGGCGAGCCCGGAGCTTTTCGCTCGCCGC